CACTCTTCAGGGCTATGCACGGTACACTGGTGACTTCTTCACTGGTTCGTGAAGCTACTGAGAACGAGTCACAGAACGATGGATATAAGTTCGGTCAAGAAGAAGAGACCTACAACATTGTTGCTGCTCACGGGTATTTTGGTCGTCTGATCTTCCAATATGCTTCGTTCAGCAACTCCCGTTCCTTGCACTTCTTCCTTGCTGCTTGGCCTGTTGTTGGCATCTGGTTCACTGCTCTTGGTGTTAGCACCATGGCATTCAACTTGAATGGTTTCAACTTCAACCAGTCCATCATTGATGGTCAGGGTCGTGTGCTCAACACTTGGGCAGACGTTCTCAACCGCGCTGGTCTTGGCATGGAAGTGATGCATGAACGTAATGCTCACAACTTCCCTCTCGACCTTGCTGCTGCTGAGAGCACTCCTGTGGCACTCACTGCACCTACAATCGGTTGATACCTGATTAACACATAACAAAGATTGGGGTCTTATGACCCCTTTCTTTTTATCGTAAATGTTAAGTTTTATAACCTGATAAAAATGACAACTTCAACACTTTCACAACCCGTTTCGCAAAGAGGATGGTTCGATGTTCTCGATGACTGGCTTAAAAGAGACCGTTTCGTTTTTGTTGGATGGTCTGGACTTCTTCTTTTTCCCACTGCTTACCTTGCTCTTGGTGGTTGGCTTACTGGGACAACTTTCGCAACGAGTTGGTATACTCACGGTCTTGCAAGTTCCTATCTTGAGGGTGCAAACTTTCTTACTGCAGCAGTTTCTACTCCAGCAGATTCTATGGGTCATTCTCTTCTGCTTCTCTGGGGTCCTGAGTCTCAAGGGGATTTCGTCCGGTGGATCCAACTTGGGGGACTCTGGCCTTTTGTGGCACTCCACGGGGCTTTCGCTCTAATCGGATTTATGCTTCGTCAGTTTGAGATTGCCCGTCTTGTAGGCATTAGACCCTATAACGCAATCGCATTCTCTGGTCCTATCGCAGTATTCGTTTCTGTATTCCTGATGTATCCTCTGGGTCAATCCAGTTGGTTCTTTGCTCCTTCCTTTGGTGTCGCAGCAATCTTCAGGTTCCTTCTGTTTCTTCAGGGTTTCCACAACTGGACCCTTAACCCCTTCCATATGATGGGAGTTGCTGGTATACTAGGAGGTGCCCTACTCTGTGCTATTCATGGTGCAACGGTCGAAAACACCCTCTACGAAGACGGTGAACAATCAAATACATTCAAAGCATTTGAACCAACTCAGGAGGAGGAGACGTATTCAATGGTTACAGCTAATCGTTACTGGTCGCAAATTTTTGGAATTGCTTTCAGTAACAAGCGTTGGCTTCATTTCTTTATGCTTTTTGTTCCTGTTATGGGTCTTTGGACTAGTTCAATTGGTATTATTGGACTTGCTCTCAATCTTCGTGCGTATGATTTTGTCTCCCAAGAAATCAGAGCAGCAGAAGATCCTGAGTTTGAAACCTTCTACACAAAAAACATCCTCTTGAACGAAGGTCTTCGTGCTTGGATGGCACCAGTAGATCAACCTCATGAAAACTTTATTTTCCCTGAGGAAGTTCTACCGAGAGGCAATGCACTCTAAAATAAATAAAGGGGTTCTATAAGGACTCCTTTTTTTATGTTAGGAATATTAACGGTTTTTATTTTATTTGGATTTTTTTTATTTGTAATTTCTCTAATTTAAACTATGAAATTCGACCCACTTAAAACTGGATTTTATTGTGTTGATTACGTTTATAACGACACAAAGAAAACCGCAGTTTATTTTAATATGGAGTCGGCACAAGAGGCACTTGTTAAGATGATGAGGAGAGGAGTGCAGTGTGAAGGGATGAGAGAATGGAAACCTAAACTAGAAATTATGTCTATAAAACGAAAATAAAAAAGTAGCAATATTTTGATCAGCAAGAACAGTTGACTTATTTTCCTAACCGTGGTATAGTATGGTATAGTCACCATACATAAATCAATTTTGTGATTGAACTAAATAAAGTTTACAAGTTTGAGTGTCCTGCATCTTTTGGCACTTTATCTCAAGAACGTGTGAATAAACTTTTTACTGATGGTCGTCGTGCCTCTGGATTTCTTGAACTACAATTAGAAGAGTGGTTTGAGGGTCTTGTATTTAAAGATGGTAAAGGGTATGATCACACATATAAATATATGAAAGAACTGTTTGATGCCAAGTGTTTCACTAAAGGTGGTGCCAAGTTCTGTCCTAGTGTAATGATTGGTGCTGGTCGTTCTGTAGATGAAGAAAAACTCTGGGAACATGCCACTTATATGATCTACATTTTCTGTGATGTGGTGGAATTTCCAAAGGTTCGCGTTGTATTCAAACGTGGATCTGATCTTACTCAATATCCTAAAGGTTCCATTCCATTCGGAGATCGTAATGTTTTATTTGCTTGATTGTTTGGAGGGTATGAAGAAACTGGAGAACGGTAGTGTGGATGCTATCGTTACATCTCCTCCATATAATCTCAATATTAAATATGGTAAATATGATGATAGAAAACCACGTCAAGAGTATCTTGATTGGTTGGTAGAAATCTTTAGTGAAGGCAAACGTGTTCTTAAAGATGATGGACACTTGTTTGTAAATATGGGATATTCTAATGTTGATCCATGGGTTGGTATGGAAGTGGGTCTTTCTCTCCGACAACATTGGATTCTTCAGAATCATATCAACTGGGTTAAATCTATTCATGTGAATAATAAAACCAGTGGACATTTCAAACCCATTAACAGTAAACGGTTTATTTGTCCTACTTGGGAGCACCTGTTCCATTTTACAAAAGATGGTAAAGTGGAGATTGATCGTCTTTCTGTTGGAGTTCCGTATGAATATTATGAGGAAAACATCAGAGGTAAAAATACGCAAGAAACTAAACCAAATTTGAGGGATAAAGGTAACTGCTGGTTTGTGCCTTATGAAACAATTAATAGTAAAGAACTTCGTGGAAAACACCCCGCAACATTCCCCGTTAAACTTGTTGAAGATTGTTTGAAACTTACTGGTAAACAATCTGGTGTAGTTCTTGACCCTTTTATGGGAACAGGATCTACTGCTGTTGCTGCAGTTAATCTTGGATGGGACTATATTGGATATGACATAGATAAAGATTATATTGATTTTGCAACAAAAAGATTGGGGTTGACAGAATTTTTAAACTGAATGGTATTTTGATGAATTGCTGACATACTTGCTTTTTTAAAGAAAATAAGATACTATATAATCATAGTGAGTGTTTTTACCTATGTTTGTATGCTGTGTTGTAATCGTTGCAAGTGCTGCAACTCTTGGTTATGGTATCTATAAAAACTTTAAAAATCGGTAATTAATATGAAAAAATATTTCGCATTGATCGTCACTTCCATTTTTTTATTCTTCTCATCTCCAGCTTTTGCGGTGGATGTTACAATGGGATCTGCTGGTAATCTAGTATTTGATCCTGCTGAAGTTACTATTTCTGCAGGAGAATCTGTCCACTTTGTAAATGGTATGCTTCCTCCTCATAACGTAATCATCGAAAATCATCCTGAATGGTCGCACGATGGATTAGCAATGCTTCCTGGAGAAGACTTTGAAGTCACTTTCCCAGAAGCAGGAGACTACACCTACTGGTGTGCTCCACATAAAGGTGCTGGTATGATAGGCACAGTTCATGTTCAATAATATTATTATAAAGTCTGCTATAATATTTGGTAGTATTGGATTTTTTATTGTCTGGGGGTTGCAAAACGCTTACCCCCATTGAATAAATATATGAAATTAATAAAGTGACTTTGCGATGAGTGAAGATATTAGAGTTTTATTTTTTGAAGAGAATAAGGAAAAAGTATGGGAAAGTGATTATATTATAAATGGTTTATTACCAAAAGAAAAAAATAAAATTATTGCATACACAAAATCTCTTAGTTCTCTTTTAGATACTGGAGTATGGGATGTATTGGTTTTTAATTGTAGAAGAGTAGAATTTAATACGATTTTACAAGTAGTTGAAAAAATAAATCCAAAAATAATAATACAGTTATCTGATGAATACAAGCATGAGAATTTGAATTATTTTAATTGTCTTGCAAAATATTGTAATCTTTATTTAAGACAATATCATCATGATGGTTATGAGTATCATCCAAACACTGTTCATATCCCATTAGGGTATACCAATAATGCTGGAATTGATTTCATGGATATTCTTCCAGAAGGAATGAATAAACCACCAAAGGTAAAAAAGAGAATATACAATTGGTCGTGGGTTGGAGAAATTAAACAAGACCGTTGGGAAATGCTTCAAATATTTTCCAATATTCCTAGACAATCATATGCTCTAAATTGTAGTAAAGATGATATGATTGAAAGATATTTGAATTCTAATTTTGTTCCTTGTGGTAGGGGTAACAGTACACTTGATTGTTATAGATTATATGAATCTAGTCAATGTGGAGCGATTCCGTGTGTTGTTGGAACACACGCTGAGATTGATTCTACATTTAAATATGAAGAAAATCCTCCATGGATATTTGGTCATTCTTGGCATCATGTAGTATTTCAGGTTAAAGAATTATTGTTTGATTCTAAAGCACTTCAGGAAAGACAGGATAGCATTATTTCTTGGTGGAATAATAGAATTAATAAGATAAGATTGAGTATTGAAAAATCATTAGATGATCATGAGAGAACTGATTCCTCTAATATAGTTTTAAATGAAAGTATTATTGATCACTATTGGGAAGATGATAATATATTTAAAGAAAACTGGTTCTCATATCCAAATCTTTACAAAAAAGTCGTAGAAAATGCAAAAGACGGAGATATTTTTGTTGAGGTAGGATCTTGGAAAGGAAGATCAACTTCTTGCTTGGCAGTAGAAATAGCAAATTCCAAAAAAGATATTACCCTTTACGCAGTGGATACCTGGGAAGGTAGTGTGGAACATATGGAAAGTGTGGAGAAAGAATCTTTACCAACATTATATGAAACGTTTTTGAAAAATATGTCCCCAGTTGAACAATATTATCTCCCACTAAAATTGACTTCAACTGAGGCATCTAAAAAATTTAAAGATGGATCTTTGAAATTTGTATTTCTAGATGCCTCTCATGAATATGAAGATGTGAAAAGAGATATAATAGACTGGATGCCAAAGGTAAAACCTGGAGGAATTTTAGCAGGTCATGATTATTACCCGGAAGATCAATATGATTGGTTTCCGGGAGTTAAAAATGCTGTCAATGAACTAATAAGTGATTTTGAAACAAGTGAATTATGTTTCATACACCATGTCCCAGAAGATAGTAAATATAAATTTGAAGGATTTCCTTCTGTAAATTTTATTAGTGTGAAAGAATGTGAAGATAGAAGAAACTTGCTGTATAAAAAATTCCGAGAATATGGAATCACTAATGTCACACCTCACATATACGATAGATACAAAGATGAGGATCATGATATAAGATCTGAACTTCTAGATAGATTAAGTATTGGAAGTAGAGGTCCAGTTACCTCTCATTTAAAGGCAGTAAAAGAATGGTATTATGAAACTAATGAACCATATACTATTATTTGTGAAGATGATTTGGGATTTCAAACAGTAAAGTATTGGAATTTTACATGGAAAGAATTTTTTGAATCCCTACCTCCAGATTGGGGATGTGTTCAATTGGGATTACTTAGAGAAAACTTTTATTCTTTTAATATTGGATTTAGAAATAGGTGTTGGTGTGATTGGTCTGGAGTTGCATATTTAATATCAAGAGAACATGCAAGGCGCTTGATAAATGCATATTATAGAGATGATATTTTTACATTAAATTATATTGGGGATGATATATTATCCCGACCAGAATGGGCAAAAATACCTGTTATTGAAACTATTATCTATTCTAATTTAACGAGAGTTTATAGTTGCCCATTATTTGTGGAAGATATGGTTAATTGTCCATCGAGTTATTTCAGTACTGCTGGTATTAGAACGGGAGAAGTTGATTGGGTTCACAAACACTCCTTTGAAAGTTCGATGAACTGGTGGAAAACTGAAGGGAGATATAAGAATTTGTCACAGTTAATGACAACTTGAAAATATTCTATTTGTATGCTATTATAATTACCGATCTATACTTTTTATGAAATTCACTGTATATTCTAAACCTGGATGTCCATATTGCGACAAAATTAAAAAAGTTCTTGAGATTTCAAATCAAGATTATACGATAAAAATTCTTGATGAAGATTTTACGTCTGAAGAATATCTATCCAAATTTAGTCCTAAGTCTCCATTTCCTCAGATAATTTTGCATGATTCTGTTGGAGATGTTTACCTTGGTGGATGTATTCAAACAGTAAAATTTTTAAAACAGCAAAATATAATTACTTAAGTATGAGTCAAAACTCTAAAGGAAAACATCTAAATAAAGATGAACCACACATAAATCGTGGGTTTGAATTAATGTTACGATATAACAGTAGGGAGGAAACCCAGAAACAAATTAAACCTGAACCAGAAAAAAAAATAGAAACAGTATTAAAGCCTAAAAAATGGTGGAAGATTTGGTGATCTAAAAAAGTAAATCTCTAAGGGGGAAAGGACCATGGAAGCAACACCCTTCATCGTAGCGTTTTCAGTAATGTTTACCTTGATGTTTTTTGTCCTAGGAGGTTTGATTGGTTGGAACGCAAAGCAATATCTAGACACTAAAATTTTTAAATTACCCTATAATATTCACCCAGAATGTCTAGATGAAAATGGTGAATTTATACCAGATAAAATTGTATCTTTGAGAGTTGATAACTATGCCGACTACTACGAAAACTACGACTACGAGGAAGAAGACGACGACTGACTGGTCTATTCCTAAATTACAACCAAATCCTTTTATGCATGAAATTCTTGCTGCGGTATCAAAGCAAAGAACGAATGCAAGAAAGGTAGAAGTTCTTCAAGCGTATAAGAATCCAGCATTAACTACTATTCTTATTATGAACTTCGATGATAGTATTCTGTCAGTGTTACCTCCCGGTGATGTTCCTTATGCAGATACCGAGGAGCAGACTTCTGTTGGTGGAAATTTGACCGATCTCATTGATAGTAAAGCAAAAAATGATGGTCTTAAAAGTAGTGGATATTATGGCACAGAAGATTTTGTAGAAGAAAAAAACAAAACTTCTATTCGTAAAGAATATCAAAATTTCTATATCTATTGTGTAGGAGGTAATAGCAGAATTACCAAATTTAGGAAAGAAACGATGTATATTAATATGCTTCGTGGTCTTCATCCTCTTGAAGCAGAAATCATGATTCTTATTAAAGACAAAAGACTTCAAGATAAATATAAAATAACACAAGAACTTGTTTCTCAGGCATACCCTGAAATCAGATGGGGAGGCCGAGGACCTCGTAATTGATAATTGTATGGGGGTATGTTAAATGGCGAATGGTTGGTCTTCAGATGAAAAACAAAACTTACCTCCAAAGTATGGTTGTCGTATTTTATTAGAAAAGGCAACTATGGATCAACTTAATGATAAATCCTGGCCAAATAATGCTTACATAGTAACTTATAAGATTGATGAAGTAGTTTATAAGGATTTGTGCCAAGGAACAAGAACTAAAGTTTTTGATCTTTATTATGATAAATTTGGAAGTGGAGTAATTAAAAATATAGATTGGGGATTTGGAACTGTGAGTCCAAAATTGTGGGGGTATCAACCCAAAAGTAAAGATGATAATAGAAAAAAATGACAGGGTTTAAAAAAGAATCGGAATTAGATAAAAAAATAAGGTCAATTATAAACGAAGAT